ACCCACTTCTCGCCTACTTTCATTCTTCAGCCTTTTTCTTTCGAGTACGCTTTGGTATGACCTTGATTCTATGTGAACCATACCCTTCATCTTGAGCATTGATAATATCGACAATCTTTTGATCGACCTCGACAATATCGCCCTTATAAGCCCAGTCATCTAACATGATGTTATCAGCCAGAACTTCTAACTTAACCTTTGCCATGTGACCTCCATAAATTAAAAAAGGGGCTTACCATAATTAGTAAACCCCTTTGATTATAACGCTTTAAACGCTAAATGGCTAATTAAGAGCAGTCAACTACTGCGCCTAGAGCCTTCTCGTTACGAACAACAAGAGTACCTTCACATACAACTTGACGCTTCTCGTTATCACCAGTCTTAGCAAGTGCAACATTCTTCATCTTACGCAACTCAGCAAATGCCAACTTGTCTTTCTCAATGATAAACACGTCACGACTACGGTTTTCACGGGCAGGAACAAACTCAACAGAACCCCAAGGAGTCATATAGATGTTCATTAGGTTAGCAACTTTACCATCAGCAGCACCAATGGTGGAACGCTGGTTGTTGTTACCAGTAAAGCCTAGAGCCACGTTCATCTGAGAAGCAGACAAGATAACCATGTCAGGCTTACCGCCTTCTGCCCAGATTTCTTGCATAGTGGTGTCAAAGTCAGCTTGTGAGAAGGCAGTTTGAGTACCATCTGTACGAGCGTTAGAACCATCACCAGTAGGGTTTGCACCACCAGTACCAACGTTGTTTACGTTAGTAGTGATCCAAGCGCCTAGACCAGCCATGCGACGAGCAGCAGTAGAACTACCAGCTACTTTAGCTTGGTTGTCCATCAAAGCCTTCTCAATGTCTAGCTTCTGTTCAGCACCTACTTTAACGATCTGGTAAGACATTTCCTTACCACGACCAGCGTTATCAAGAGCCACAGAAGTGTCAGGAGTCACAACAGCATTCTTAAAGATTTGCGTGTAGTTACCTAGACGACTAGTAGCAGCGCGAGACTCAGCAGCAGTGTCATCGCCTTCAATGTGAGCGTTGGTAGTAGAACTACGCAATGTGTCAGTTTGCCACTCATGCAAAGTGTTAGACGCGCTAACTTTTGCAATGGAGGATAGTAAAGGAGTTTCTTCAGGAGAAACGTTAAAAATTACATCAGACAGGTCTTCACGAATGCCATTAGCATCATAGCTGTCAAAAGTGTTAGTTGGTTGTGTCATTTTAAATTACCTCAATAATCATGTTTAAACTTAACTATACTTAACCTTGGAATAGCAATGCAGCTGCATCAGCCACGCTACCCGACTTCTTCAGTTTAGACATTTGAGATTGCTTCTTCTTTGCAGCAGTATTGACAGGTTTTTTAGCACCCGACTTCATGAGCGGCTTGGCCTTCTTGACCTTAGTCTGAACCTTATCAGAACTAGCCATCATTTGATCGTACAACATAGCTTTATGCAGGGCAACCATAGCACGACTGTCAGTAACAGCGCCTATTTCTTCTGGGGTATAACCCAGCTTCGTACCTTGCTTAATTAAAGACTCTTTCAGTTTAGGTGCTTTCTCAGCGTCCCCAAATTCTGGAATAGCCTTAACTAGTACGCTCATCTGCTCTTGCAAGTAGCCCTGTTGAGCTTGTTGCTGTGCAGCTTGCATACTATGCTGTTGTTGCGCGATCTCTCTACGCTGTGTCTGGAACGCAATCAAATCCTCATCATACTTCGCTTTGGCTTCCATGTATCCTAGCGGATCATCTTGTGCCATTTGAGCAGATGGTGGTTTAGGTTGCGCCATAACACCATTTTGCTGCAAGTTTTGCATTAGCGCCTGAAGATTTTGCTGTTGCTCACCCAAATGGGCATATGCTTGTTCAGCTTGCTTCTTCGCTTCTGCGGCTTCTCTCATGCCTTTTTGAATATAAGCCTGTCCTGAATAGTCTCGCTTTAGATCATCAAGGGTTACTTCTACTTGTTCGCCATCTACTTTAACGACGAATGTATCAGACCCACTTTGATCGGCTTCCTGTTCATCCTCTGCTTCATATTCTTGTTCATCTAGTTCAGCGTCTGCTTCACCTTCAGAAACTTCTTCGCCTTCATCGTAGCCTTGCTCGACTTCGGACGATTCTGCCTCGGTTTCATCCAACTGCGCTTCTGTCTCATTCGACTCCTGCTCAGTTACTACTTCTTCGGCTGGCTCACTAGGGGCCAATAACGCCTCTACTGCTTGATCTACTGTAGTCGCTTCCATAGCGGTACTACCTCTCAGTTATTTGCGTTTATCTTTGCGCTCCTCATCAACGATAGCGTTTTTGAGGATACGCTCGAACTTATCAAGCAAGCGCACAGTCCTGTAGGATTCTTCTCTAGCATCAGAATCATCTAATGTAGAGCCTAAGAAGACTTTGACCTGCTCTTGTCTGATTTTATCACAAACTTTGATAAAAGTTTCATTTTTTAACAAAAACTCTGATTCAGACTTTGATATTTTCATTATTGAATATTTCCATTAACGACTCTTGGCGCTGATTGTATCGCTCTTACACGCTCAACCTCTACTGCTGTACCATATTCACCTAGTATTTTTGCAGCTTGTATCAATAAATCTTGTGCCATTTCATCACGCTTTCGGTCATCGGCTGCTTGTAGCTCTGCATAATCTCTCTGCAACTTACCTAGCTCTTGACCTTGCTTACTGCGTAGTTCTTCGGCCTTCACTTGCATATCAGCCTGTAGCTTGATCTGATCGCCTTGCAGCTTAGCTTGTGCTTTCATCTGGTCAGACTGTATACGAGCCTGCGCCTTAATCTGCTCTGCCTGAATCATAGCCTGTGCCATCTGGTCTTGCTGTGGCTGTTGCTGCTGCTGTTCAGCTAGTGCTTGTTGCTGTTGCATTAGAGCCTGTTCAGTTTGCTCATTCATAGGTCTGTAATAGCGATCTGTATTACGGATTCCTGAGATAGCCAGCATATCAGCCAACGTGTTACGCATCTGGGTTAAGCTAACAAAGCCATTATTAGGGCCATAACCTTGATATATTTCACGCTGTGTCTGGAAGGTCTGCATTAGTGCAGCAATCTTTGTATCTTCCTGACCTGTGCCTAATCCTACATTTACCTCAACATCCATGTCAGCGTCCCATACATCAGGTGTAACAGGTACAAACTGACCACTTAAGCGCATCAATGTTTCTTCAGGGCTATTTGTCTTTAGGATATGTAAAACCAGCTTAAACAGACGTTTAAAGCCTGTTTCTGCAAGATTGCGAGCCATAACCTCTACCTGACCAGCTCCTTGCTGTGCAGTTAGCTGTGCGGCTGTAGCAGTAGTATTCTGTAAAGCGTCAGGGTCTAAGCCCATAGACGCTTTTGTGATTCCAGTCTTTTCTTCAACCAAGTTATCTAAATACTGTAACGCTGTTAGTGTTTGGCCTGCCACAAAAGGTGTTATTTCATCACGGATCTGGCTAATATCGTCAGCACGAATAATGCTGCCAATCTCGTTATTAAGTAAATCTTCCATCTCGACAAACTCATCATTAACAACCTTACGAGGATTATTAACAAGAGCTACGTTATCAAGAATGCCACGCAATACGCTGGTAGCTGTGTCCTGATCGTTCATAATCAACTCAGCTAGTGAGCGACCAAAGAATGCGTGTGGCTCTGGGTCTACTTGGAATACTGCAAATGGTGCAATATCCCAAGGCTCAAAATCTAGTATCTCATGGTTAGTGCCTACGCATACAAACTTGTGCATGACAGGTACGCCAGTACCATCAACGTCTATACGCATATATGCCTCTGTAACAACAATAGGCATCATAGAAGGGTCATTGGTCTGGTCATCACCATCTAGGTATTCGCCATGACGTAGATACTTTTCTTCATCATCAACATTACCATCTGTGCCGGCATGACGCATCAGAATATCGTAATCGTATCCCATTGCTACCATGTCACCTACTACCTTCTCGGTAGTGTGACCACAAACAAGGAAATCATCAAGAGACTTAGCAGAACTGTTTACAAAGAACTCCTCTGGTGGGACGTTCTCAATACACATATCGCCTTCTTCGCGCTTATGGGCAACCTTCATGCTGTGACGATTCTGCTCAACATCAAGACCAAATTCATCAACCTCTATCACAATATCTTGTGAATGCTCGATAATATCTACATTGTCATCTTGTGCAATAAAGGTCATTTCCTGATCTGTCAGGTTCTCATATGTGTGAATATCAGCTACTTCTTCTGTATTCCACCATACCTTTACAATACCAGCCTTTTTAACTAAAGCATCATGTATTGCACTGTTTAATACATTGTAGCCACCACACTGATTAAACTTCCAGTGAGCGTATGTAGTAGCTTGTTCAGCAGATGCAACTTGTTGTGGGTTACTAGGTGTATACTCGACAAACTTATCATTAGACAAGAATATACGCATCAGGCTAGGCTTTGCGCCACGCACAACATCACGAACCTTAGTAGACACAACGCTAGAGCGACCTTCTTCATGCTCTAAGTTTACACGACCATCAAAGTATTTCTGTGCATCTTCTCGTTGTGGCTGTATCTCAGAATCCATGTAGGCTTCCGCACCATCTATAGCAGTGCGGATAGCAGATTGAATATCAGTGCTTGTCATTTGACCTTGTGGCATAACTATTCCCTACTTTGTTGCTCTTGCATAGCCTGTTCTAATGGGCTAAGTATAGGTGATTCAGTACCCATTGTACCACCAACTCCAGCAAATGTACCAAATAAACCAGCTTGGCTTTGTGCTGGTGTCATAGCACCCCTAGTTGTAGGTATTAACCTTAATCCTGCTACTGTTGATGTTATAGGTTTCAATAGGCTAACTGCTGCTAATTTCCGATAGCCTCCAGCTACAGCAAAAGACTGTGATAAACGCTGTAATGCACCCATGGCTGCTGAAGCTGACTTGGATGTGTTCTTGGCTGTTCCAGCAATCAATGCTGACGTACTAGCAAGGTTGTTTATATCAGCAATTTCTTCTTTACTAAAAAGTGAATTCACCATACTAGGATTTTTTTTCTTTAGGTCTCGCCATAGCTTATTAAACATTAAACTAGGGTCTTGATTAACCATTCCTGTATTATGCATCTTATCTGCTAAAAGTATAAAAACCTCTTGTCTAACTTGATTCCATTGTTGCTCTGGGAGCTTCTTCTTTAAGGTCAATAAATCACGGGTCAAATTAATTTTTGATGTAGTTTGTGCAATACTTTTACCTAGTATAGCGTTTGCTGCATCTTCTGGGGCAACCTTTAATACAAATTCACCATCACGCAACTCTTGGGCAGTTAGCGTAGTTAGTACGCCCTTAGTTTCCCATACTTGCTTAAATTCTTTAAACTTAGATATAGCATCAAGGCCAGCAGCAACATCAGCAGGATTACCATAAAGTAAGCCTTTTCCAGCCTGCTCAACAAGTATATCATCAAACGCGCCTTTGAGCGCTCCAGCAGCACCAGCCTCAGTGCCGCCAGCAGCCGAAAGACTTGTAACAGCCTTACGAAATTCAAAAAGTTCCTTTAAAGACCTTCCATCTTTAAACATTGTTGCTAGTTCTTCTGCTAATCCAAAGGCTGAAGGTGAGCTGGCAGGTCTAAAATCTGAAAGCCTATCATTTATTACAGCTATACCCATCTCTGCATTTTCTGGTATAACAAATGAGCCAGTACCACCAGCACCTTCATAGGCATCCTTGTACGCCTTCTCAGCAACCTCTTTCTGTTCAACTAACTCGGCCTGCGCAGATGCCATACCTTCACCACGCTGAATAGCAGTATCATCACCAGCCATCGTAGCCTGAATAGCTGGTATATTTTTCTGTATAGCTTCACGAGCCTTAGTTTGTGCGCCTACCATTATTTGTGCAGGAATATCACCATAAACAGAGTCAGTGACCTGATCCTCAAAAAGCTGCTGACCTGTATCACCTGTGATTTGCCCTTTTGTAAGGGTTACTGGTACTGGTAAAGATGCAGCAGTAGTGGTTCTTACAGACTCTATTGGGTCTAAGCCTTCTCTGACCTGT